GACCTGTTCCTCGAGCGTCTGTCCAAACTGCTGGCCCTGCTGCAATAACTGTTCGCGTGAGAAGCCCAATTGACCGGACTGCAACGTGATCTGCAAATCCCTATCGGCCTGCGCCTGTTGTTCTGCCTGCGCTAACCGCCGCGCCTCCAGCGTCTGTCGGCCAGTCTGTTGCGGAAGCCCCCCCGCATTTATGAAACCAATTGCTTCCTCCATCGACACCGACCGACCGAGAGAGTGTTCGGCCAAACTGCGCAAATTCTCAATCTTCTTTTGGTTTTCAGCCCTACGTTGTTCCGGAGGGACATAACGCTGATTCAACATAGGGCTGTTATACTGAGCCAATGCGGAATTGAACGCCTCGACGTTCTGCGGCGCTACTTCCCCCGTCAACTCAGCCATTGTCGCGCGCTCGTTCAAACTTTGCGCCTGCTGTGCCAACTGCTGTTGGGCTTCAAACTGCGCGGCCTGTTGTTCCTGGCCGGTCGTCCGTGCCGCGATCTGCTCATCCAGTGCCCCCCGCCTCAACCCTATGTCCGCCTCAGCCACGTCCCTATTCAGAAGGTTCTGCAGGCCAAACTGCCGGCTCTGCTCCGCCAGTTGCTCGCGCGACAACCCCAACTCGCCCGCCTGAAGGTCGCGACGAAGTGTTCGCTCGCGCTCCTGCTGCTGCTCACTTGATAAACGTTGTAACTGCTCCAGATCGCGTTGTAACTGTTGACCTGTTGTCCGTGCGGCCTGCTGTTCAGCCAGTGACTGACCAAACTGCGTGTTCTGAACGTTCATCTGTTCCCGCCCAAAACCAAGATCCGCTTGCTGCATCTCGCGCAAACGCTGATCCTCCGCCGCGCGCGCCGCCTGCTGATCGGCCAGTGACTGTCCAAACTGAACATTCTGATTGTTGATCTGCTGCTGCGTTAACCCCTGAGAACCAACACGTGCGGCCGTCTGCTCAGCCAATTGTTCGCGCGACAACCCCAATTCGCCCGCCTGAAGATCACGCTGTAACTGCTGGCCCGTTGTCCGTGCGGCCGTCTGCTCAGCCAGTGACTGACCAAACTGAACGTTCTGATTGTTGATCTGCTGCTGTGAAAGCCCCTGACTCCCCCGTCGCGCGGCGATCTGCTCCGCCAGTTGCGCTTGCGCCTGAGAAGCCGCCGTGTCAGAATCAGAAAGCAAAAGACCTTGCGACAATCCCGCCCGCCGCTCAGCCAATGCCCTGTTAAACCCTTCGCCAATGATATTCTGCCGCGTGCGCTGCGTCCCTACATCGAACGTCCCGAGCACATCAGCCGTATTACCCGACGATAAGACCCCGAAACGCTTAAGGTCTTCGATCTGCTGTTGGCGTGCACGTTGCGCACTCTCGTCCAACATCCCGAGCTGCGCCGTCGTGTAAGCGTCGGGCGCGTTCACGTCGCGCATCACATCGTTCGCCAGCGCGCTCTGCATTGTATTCCGGAAGTCCTGCTGCGGTTGCCGAAGCGCCCCCGTCGGTTGCTGGCGCGGTCCTGGCAATTGCCCCGGTATACGACCAGGCAACCCTGACCGTTGAACACCATTAGCGCGATTTCCCGCGCGAACGGTATTAAATGCACGCTTCGCCGTGGTCGGCATATTCGGACGCTTTTGCGTCGTCTGTGTCATCGCTACCATTATATTATTATCCTTTACGGTACTGCCGCCGTGGTGCCATAGTGCAACACCAGATCGCCATACACGTGCGGTGGATCGGCTTTATAAAGCCTATTGCCCTGCATCCGAAGGTTCGCTTTCTTCGCCAACATGACCGTATTATCGAGGTTCTGACGCTCGCGTGCGCTCGTCTCCAGGTCGCCCTTCTCTTCCAGGTAGAGCGCCGCCGCCCCATACACCAATGCACTTTCCAGAATTTGTGGAATACCAAGGGCCATCAACGTGGATGTATCATTGCTGGACGACCAGGAAGAAATGGCAATACGGTATCTGATCCGTATTGTATCACCCGTGGTCGATGGCGTCGGATAGCACTCTATCACCGGATAACCCGTTGTGGCGTCCATGCCGGCGATAAAGACCGCCTCCAGATTGCCCTCCTCGCTCCGGTCCAAGTCAAGCATATCGTAATCGTCTGGGCCCACAATAATTATCGACGTATTGTTCGTCTCATCCACGAAACTATACCACGCCGTTACGTCACTGCTGATCGGCGTATAAGTGCGCGTCCCGTCAACGGTCGTGAAGGTCGTTGTGCGATCCAACCACCACCAATCGGTGAGATTGGCGATCTCAATGGCTGTCACGTTCAGATACCGGCGCGCCTGGTCTTCAAACGTTCCCGTATCTGGCGAAAGACCGACCCTCCGGAGCGTCATATCTATGGCTTGAGCGAGCGTCATATTGCCCCACTTTTTCAAAATCACATAAAAAAAGGCGAGCACCTGTTGAGTAGTGACGGGTACTCGCCTAAACACTTATTTAGTTGTTTAATAATGACCGCGCGTTTAACTCACATAACGCCAGGATCACCCGGGACAAAAGCCCCCACGTCAATATCTACCAGTTCGCGTTGCGTCGGCCGCTTCCCCTGCATCTTAACGTCGAGGAACCATTTATACTCATCGGTCAGAAGCGGCTCGCCGTTGCTATCGCGCTGCGCTTCGTTCGGATCACTCGTCTTACGTCCGTTCCCGCTATTACTAAGATACATTTTTATGGTATCTGGGGCCAGTGGTCTGAACGACGGATCATGCTCTACCTCCAGGCCGCCCGTGACGTGCAGCTGACGTTCTGCGCGGTAGTTCCGCCGATAGTGCCCCGACGGCCTTCCCGTGCCGGCCGGGATCTTAAAAAGGGCCCTTAACTCCGGATCTTCCGTAACGGCATCACGAAGGGCAGTGCGCACCTCCGGATTGCTAAACGCCTGCCGTAACGTCGCCACCAGGTCGTTATCTGGAACCGTAGGCGCCGCCACCGTCTCACGTGGTTCATCCTCTGGCACTTCCGGCGGTAACTCGCGCGCTTTGGCGATCTCCTTAAGGGCAATCTGATCCGGCTCCCCTTTAGGTGCATCCAGCGGCTGCCCCTGCTCGTCAAAACCTTCACGCTGCCTTTTTGCCACAATACTCCTCCTGTAGTTTGAGATACATACTCACCTTCTGTTTTATATCAACGTGCTCCTCCGCCCAGGCACGCCCCCACGTCTCAGGAACCCACCCCGCCAGAGCGTTCGTCAAGTCATCCACCGTCCAGTTCAGCGCATACCCACGCCCCGCAATATTGAATAATCGCAAATAATCAACATTTTCACGTGTTACCCAACCATCGGCCAACGGCCCGCCCCGGGGATCGCGCCAATCGAATTGAAGAACGGACTTCCCACACGCCAGCGCCTCATAGGCAGTCCGCCCTGACCCCACCACAATATCGGCCGCGCGCATCACGTGTGCGATATTCCAGATCGGTTTATCAGTATAATGAACCGACATAAACACCATCCCTGCGCGTTCAACCGCCTCTTTGACCATATCGGACGCTTTACCGGCTTTCGCCGCGCAAAAGACAACCGGCCGCTTCGTAACGGTTTCTTGCGGGTAAAACTCCCCCAAGTTAATCCCGTTCTCGATAACGGTCATATTAAATGGTGCATACCTGGCGCGCACCTCCGCCGAAACGCCCACATACTGATGCGCGCCGGCAATAGGTTCCTCGAGCTGATGCTGCGGCCCGTGCGACGTGCACAGCTTAAACCCAGAAACACCACTCAGCAACTTGAGACATGCGTTATGGTTAATCATCTGCAGATCATAGGTTCGATCCAGCGGAACCCTGACCATCACCTCGACGCCCAGATCCTCCTCCAAGTGATCGCTGGTCATACCCTTCGCGAGCGTGAACACGTCCACACTATGCCCGCGCCTCTTCATCTCCTCCGCCACTGCAAATGTCCACTTCTCAGTCCCTCCTACGTTCTGCAGCGAATAGTTGGCGAGAAGAACATTCATGCAGCCACCTCCTCACTCTTCTCCTCACGCATCTTCAATTCCGCATACCCAGATAGGTCCGCCATCGTCTCAACGCCCCGCTCGCGCTCCGCCGCCATAACCGCATACATACGCCGCAAGTGAGGGATCAGCTCAGGGTCAACATCCCCATGATGAATGAGCGCGCCAAAATGAATCCACCGGTCAATCCCCGCCCGCTCGCAATACTCGCAAAAATAAGAATCCGCCGGCGGTTCCCCCGTAAAAGCGAACGGATCGGCCTCCAACCGATCGAACACCGAAGTTTTGACCAGCGTAAACGCCCAAGTTATTAGATCTACCTTTTGGACGACCGGACCTCCCGCCTGCGCCACCGGCTGAAGATTCGACTCACCAACCAAGAACGAGATGTTCGGATCGCGCTTGCGCATCGCCATCGAATAATACGGGTACTCTTTGAAATACGTGGGGAAGCCAATAACGTCCTTATCTTCCGCCAAGAGATATTCAAGACCATCCTGCGGGAAGGCGCTCTGGTCATCCTCCACGAAGAGCACGTGCGAAGCGCCTATCTTACGCGCCAACTCGACGGCGCCGGCCTGCACCTCATGCAATGGCCGATACATCTTAAAATGTTTGACGAGTCCATACTGCTGCTTATTGAGTGCATACCACTCCAAAAAATCGTCCATAAAGTACTTGTTAGCCTTAACCCACGGCACGCAAACTACTATCGACATACTTGCTCCTCCTTATCTCCGAAAAACGTTGTAACGGCTCGCCGCGCACCGACACCTTGTCCACATTGACGGCTTTCCCTCTACGCGCGGCCCACTTCTCCGCATATTGCGGCCACTGCTGATAATAATTGCACTTCCTTTCCCACTCCTCGACGCTGAACCCCAACCCATAATGGAGCGTATACCCGAAGATCGGGTATTCGGTCATTGGTTCATGATCCATGATCCGCTGATCCGGACGATTAAACCCCAACCAACGACTATATTTGTAAAATTGAGGGATTAGGACCGGCTCAACAGACACCCAATCGCGCGCCTGGTAATGCGCGTCAACATCCTCCGGCGTGATGTATACATCGTGCCAGTTGGTCGCGATAACGCGAAACTGCGGGTCGTCCAACACTTCGTTCGGGAAATCGACGAGCTGTTCGTCGGCATCGAAATAGGCGAACCAATCGTCTGCCCCTGCAAAACGCTTCGCCGATCGGAGGATCTGCTGGCGATTAAACGCATCCGCCCGCGGCCGGTCAGGATCATACAAATCGCTCTCAAGAACTTCGACTACGGCCGGATGAGCGCGGCATATCTCAGCCGTCTCATCCGATCCGCAATCAACATATACATGGATTCCCGAAGTGCAGACATCCGCCCAACTATCGAGCGTATCCCCGATAATATGGGCTTCTGATCCTATCTTCGTTAATCCGTGTACGTTCGCCATTCGTCAGCGCGTCCTTACGGCGCCAACTGAATCTGTATCGGGCAATACTCGGTCGTCGGAACCGCTGTCATGTAATAACCGACGATCGGTTCCTTGCGAAGCTCGAGTAGCGATTCCTCCGAGGCCACCAGGTCAGCACCGCCCAGAGGCTGCACCGCACCATCGACGCCATCGGAACCCGAGCAGATAGTGCCGGCCACGCCAGCGCCATCGGTCAGGCAGCAACCCTCGCCCCAGGTCTGAATCCAGGCATACTCACCAGCGGCCACATCAACGACGGTCACGCCGGCGATAATATCGTCAGTTCCCGCGTTATAGATCGCCAGCTGCATGTACTTGGAACCGATCACCGCCGCGCTGTCCTCGCTGTCGATCAGCTCGACCAGCGGGTCGTAGAGCTCCAGCTTGAGAACAGAGGTGGAAGCGGTAAAAGTGTTACCCTTGATCTTATACCGGTATCCCTCCGAACTCTCGTCTGTGATGTAGAGCTTGCCGCCCTCAAGAACACCGTTAGAATTGGCGGTCGTGATGTTGCTGTTCTTCAGGTAAACCGTCTCAGTGCCGGCAACATAATCAGCCGCCGTTCCGGCCGCGTTCACAAAACACGCATTACTGGTCAGTATTACTTGAGAGGTTGCATCCACAGCGGCCAGCTTGCCCTGAGGTACGGCCCCACTGAAATACGCATACCGATAGACCTCGCCATCAGCAAAACGCATCACAGACCCGATAGGGCCCTTCTGCGTGGTGCTAACCTCGAGCAGTCCCTGACGCACACCGGGAGACGCGCCGCCTTCGCCGGTGCTTCCGTTCGTCACGTAATCAACCATCGTTCAATCGTCCTTTCTACCTCTATGGGCAGAGTTTAAGGGGCGCATTGGCTTGCGCCCCGAAAGGTTTAGTTACCGGTCATCGCGGTATGAACACCGTTCCGCCGGCGGTTGTTGGTCGTCAGCTGCACACCCGCCACCACATACGCCAACTGCGCGAGCTGCCCGTTCGACTGCAGAGACGTAAACGGGGTTTTCTTGAAGTTGGCCTGCTTCAGCACGTTCAACCGCACCGTATCCGTATTCACGAAATACGTGTGAAGAGACGGGCAGTTATTCGACGCTATAACGTTGGCGCCATAGAAAGACGGCAGACGCGGACCACCCAAGCCCTTAACGCTCGCCAGGTTTACCTCGCCATAACCCTGAGAAGACAGGCAGATGCGGTACGAACGTGCAATCGAGCGCGTGGTAATCAGCGTTTTGATCTTCCCACCCTCAGACTCGCACGCATCCAGCAGATCGTTCCACTTCTCAATACCGTTGAAAATGTTCGTCACGGTTTGAGTCGTGAAGGTCACACCATTGGCGTCGTACTGGTTGGCCCAGAACGTGCTGGTCGCCGAATTGATACCGCCGACAGTGCCACCACCGTCATCAGCGATAATGTCCTGCAGGCCGAGCATGTTCTTACCCGACTGCGCGCTGTGAATGTCGGCATCAATGGCCGCGATGATCGTTTTCATCGCGTTATTGCCGAGCGACTCCATCAGATCAAACACCTTCGCTTCGCCCTGGTTCTCCCAATCCTCCGTATCGGAGAGAATGACCGGAACCGCATAGTAGCGGCGCTTGAAAAATGCCGCCTCGAAGGGATCAACCGGAGTCTTCGAGAGCACATCGTACTTGTCGAACGCTTCGGCAGTACCGCCGCTCGACTCCAGGTTACACTGGATCTCTTTCCCACCCGTATCAGTCATCTGCAGACCCTTACGGCGGAAAAAATCGACCACCGGGTAATCGTCGAAGAAGTTATCGACGACCTCCGGACGGACGGTCCGACGGGTAGAAGTCCATCGGCTGTCCCATACTTCAGAAGTTGTCTGTGCCATTGCTCAAAAGTCCTTACATTGTGGACCGGATTTGCGCCATCGCTTCCTCTTTTGACAGGAAGCCGCCACCGTCCGTTGGTCCGGACTGCGACGCCGGCACTGTCACCGACTGTTTAGCCTGTCGGCGCTGCTGCCGTGCATCCTGCTGCGCGTTGCTCCTGTCCTCCGCCAAGCGGTTATGATACCGCGCGACCAGATCTGTTATGCTCAACGTCTCACCGTCCGGCCCCTTGATACCATAGTTCCGCTTAACAAAATCGAGAGCTGTGTTGACCATCTCCGCCCCAAGCGCCTCATCTGCAGCCGCAAACTCGCTATTAATACGCGCCTTATCCTGCTCCGCCTGTCGTTCGGCCGCCGTCATTGCCTGCTGGCCGAACGATTGCAGTTGCGTTTTTAGCGATTCAATCTCAGCCTGCAGCGGCTGCATCTTCTCCGCGTATAGCCTGTCAACTAAACGCAGACCCGCTGCCGCTTCCTGCTGCTGCTCTGGTGTAGCGCCCGACTGTTGCATCACCTGGGCGATCATTTGGTCAATAGGATCTTGTGGAGCCAGTGCTGGCGATTGAGCCAACCGCTCATTCAGCTCAGTAAGCCGTTGCTGCTGTTCGGCAAAAGCGCGCTGCTGCTCGTTGAACTGCTGCTGCGCTTGCTCAAACTGTCGCCGCTGGTCCGCCAGATCCTGTGTCTTGCGCGTGTAGTCCTGTTGGCGCAAATATCCGGCTTTGAGTTCTTGTTCGGACGGTTCAGCCTCTGCCGACCCGCCCACGGATTTATCAGTAGTGCCGTTACTGCCTGCACGTTCCTCCGGTTGCTCTCCCTGGCTCTCAGAGTCCACTGCCGGCGTGTCCTCCACCTCATTGATACCCATACCCATTTCAGGCATAGGCTCGCTGGTGGCAGGATCTGCAGCGGATTGTTCCGTAGTGCCGAAAGAGTCGGCGGTCTGTGTCATTACGTGTTCCTCCTCCTGGTTAACAATTGTTTTTCTATACGTTTACTCGTCAGTTGGCTTAAAAGAAACCCACGAATCTTGTCCCTCGCGGTGAGGATCGCCCGTCGCCGCACGGTCTACCTTGTCCTGCTCAATGTTGTCCTGCAGTTCGTCGATACTATCAGCGACCAGCACCCCCTCCGGCCGTCCACCCTCCGCCCCCGAATAAAAATCATCGAAGTCTGTTCGGGTTCCCTTATGAAGATCACCCGTCTCCTCCAGGCCCATCTCCTTCAACACTTTCCGTTTATGGCTCCAATTCTCGTAGGCGACACCGGTTTGCGGATCCACCTCTCCGTAATTAAGCCCTGGACGACCGTATCCTCCCTTCTGCTTCTGGTCCCACGCCCACTTGCTCTGACTGCGCCACGTGCCGTAATGGATGGACGCCGGCGCCCCACACTCCGGACAGTCGATCGACTGTTCTATATGATCGTGGTCAGGGAAAGACACATCCTCAATCAAATGATTGTTGACGCAAAGGAAGTCGTGGAAGACAATCATCGGTAAATCCTTTTATTGCGCGTTGACTCTCTGGTTACTAATTCGCCATGTTCGCAAATAAACAGATCGTAATTGATCTGTGCGCCTGGATGAACTGCGCCGGCCTCTTCTGCTTTACGCAACGCATCGCCATGCGAGACACCGATATAGACAATGCCATTCACCAGGATAGCACTAGCAATAATCATTCAACCTCAAGCTATCCTTGATACTCATGGATGCCGAGATAAAAATCCAGCGTGGACGTATTCTGACCGGGACATTTCACTCTGGCCCACAACAGCGAACCGGCTGGGGCGCGGCCCGTTTGGACGCTAACGATTCCTTTATACCTATTGGTATCTGCTCCCAAGACGAGTTCTGTGTATGTTCCAGCGGCCAACGCAGCCGCACCCGACGCACCCCGGCCAAATTGTAAAAAATAGGTAGCGGTATGCTCCGTTGATTCAACTGCCATTTCATGCGGGTCAAAATACACTTGCGATGTTCGTGCGGGCGTATCATCTGAACCGAGGATCTGTACCCATGCGCCCCAATCATCGTTCCCCGCGTCCAACTGAAACGCGCCAGCCCCGTTGCCGATCCGGTCAGCCACATGCGTTTCCCCAGATGGCGTAGCTGCTGTTTCAAACCACGATCCAGAAGAGTGAAGGTGCTTTTCGATCTCATGGACGCGATACGACAGTGAATTGCTGGTCCCAAGCAATCCGTCCGTCGCCAAATCGTCAACTTTCCTCACGCCAACAGGCAACCCGCGCTTTTCCATTATTGCGCCTCCACATACCAAATATTTACGCCCTCGCCATTCACACTTGAATCAATGTATTGAGCAGCCAGATCAATTGTTCCGGTATTTTCGTCACTCTCCCAATTGATCGACTCCGTTGCCGCCAAGCCGTCATTGTCAGCACTCGAGACTGTCGACGATCCTACATAAATAACGCCCGTATTTGTCGCCTTAGCCTCAATAGTTACTGACGAAACAAGCAGCGACGTTGCCGATAGAGCCACCGCTGTCCCTGCCGTCGTTACATCTTTATTTGAACCCTTGATTGGTCGTGCCATCATACTCCTTCCGTCGCCGCTTGCGCCTCAGCCGTCGCCACGTCGCTAATCTTCTGCGCGTTGCTCTGCACCTGGCTCTGTATGCTATCGCCCACCGTCGCCGGCGAGCCTGCCGCCCGTGGCATAACGCCCCCCTCCGTCTGCTCCTGCTCCGCCATCATGTGTTCCTGAAGATGCCCCTGGACAATCTGGTCAATCATCTGCACCATCTGACCGGCCTGCGGATCGAACGCCTGACCGTTCGGAAGTGTCGCCTGCGCGCGCTGCATCAACTGCTGATACTGCGGATCGCCCTGGTATTGCTGGTGCACTTCGGCGTGCGCGGCATGATCCTGTTCAGGAAGAACGCCCGGGTCGGTAAGCTGCTGCAGCATCTGCGCGTTCTCCATCTGCGCCGCACGCTGCGCCTCCACGTTATACTGATCCACCAACAGCTTTTCGGAATCCATAATGTCGAACTGTGCCGCCAGCCGTTTATCGAGCTCGAGCTGGTCGAAGTTCGGACGCTGGGCCGCCCGATCGTAAAAGCCCAACCACCGTTCCTGTTCCAATTGTTTCGCCATCGGCTGCGTGCTCCCGGCCACCACTTGTATCCGGTAATTCCAAAGAAAATCGGCACTGGTCAGTATCCGCGTCATCCGCTGTTCCCCATCCGGCGCCACGTTGACCTTTAACGCCTCCGGCGTGTATCGAGGATCACCGAGCACCTGGAAGCAGTTGCGCACAACCGAGATATATGTATCGGCCACACGTGACACCATCCACTCGCGGTTGATCGACGCATCAGATGCCATCATCGACACTTCCGTTGCCGTCTTAGACGGGCCGCCGCCCTGCGTCAACTCGGATGTCTTTATCGTCTGCTCTTCATACGCAATCAGCCGGTCCTCATTGGCGTACAGATCGCCCGGGACATTCCCATAATTGAGTTCATGGAAGTTGGCCGGATTCAAAACTGTATGCCACTGACCGTCCACGCCCTTCCGCAAGTTGTCCAGCAAATGCGGATTGTTCAACGCCTCCTCTTCCGCCACAACCCCCTGACGTGCGGTGCGCTTCAGTAAGTCGGATCGTCTCGAAACCCCTTCAACGATACCATTCTGTATATCTTCTATATAGGCCAGCGGCGGTTCCGGATAGAACGAACTGGAGTGCATGTCGAACTTGACCGGCACGAACGGAAAACCCTGCTCGACCAGCCACCCAACACCAGGCTCGCCGCGCTGCAGATCCAAGATCGGCGTCTGCCCGTCATCCTCGAAGAGAAGACCGCCGAGGAGATCCATACGCTGCGGAAACTCCATCTTCATAAACGGATGCGGCCGGTCCATCACCGGCTTGTCAACGCCATCCACGAACATCAGCAGCTTTTTGTTGATCCGATCGTGGATGCGATCAACCAGCACATACTCCCCGTTCTCGATCGACGACCGAATAGCCTGCTGCTCGTCCGTATCCGCCGCCTGCACTTGCGGCTCACCAAAGCCCAGTTCGTCCGTGCCGTTGACCGTCGTGGGCTTGATCTCCCGCCGATGCTGAATATCAGTATCTTCCTTCAGGAAGCGGATCGGCACCCACATGCGCTCACGGATGTATCGCGCATACCCCAACATGTGCGGTGGACAGGTCGGATCGAGGTGCACATGCCCAGGAGAGACACGCGACACGGCCGTCAGATCCTCCTCCATCGCGTCATTAGCGACGTACGGAGCGATCATCTCATCGCCAGGAGGGTTGTAGTCGATACGCAACCACCCCACACTGCAGAACAGCGCGTCAAAAATGGCCTGGTGGACGTGGGGCTTGAGCTGCATGAGATTCATAAGCGACGCGGCCGCACGTTCCAAAATATCGGCGACATCCTCCGCGTCCTCATCCTCAATGACGAAGAACAGTTTGGGATAATTAAAGGCAACCGACGCAATGATCTGCCGGACCACCGGATAGAACCGCGAGATACGCACGATGGAATCCGGCTCCAGATCGCGCATCCTTTTATCGAACTTCAAATCATAGCTGTCAATCAGCCGCTGCCACTTCTGCATCCTGGCCCGATAGAGCTTGTCCAGCATCTTCATCTCGCCGCGCCAGAATTTGATCTCTTTGTTGCTCAACTCAGCCATGATTACCGTTATTGTTAGATTTAGTTTGGCGCCGGCGGTGCCGGAGGAGCGGAAACACCGCCGACACCGGAGGAGATGCGGCCGTCACCCCGCACCCCAGAACGAAAAAGCGAGTGGCCGAAAACTGGTCTACGGGACTGGAACCGTAGACGAGTGGTGACGGACACTCGCTTTTTATACTTGATACTACTTTTTACGAATCGCGTTTTATACTATCGATAACGATTTTTCAGATAGTATAACGCGCCGCGTTACTACGCATAACGACTTTTCGGCTTGTCCAGCGCGTTCAGCAAATCGAGTATCGCCTGCCCCTCGCCCACCTCTTTCGGCGCACGACGCGGCTTGTACACGTGATTTATTCCATATCTGAGGCCATCAGCCGCGTGATCGTCGCCCCCCTTCGCCACATCCTCCGGATTGTTGTTGTCACGCTGCACGCTCAATAACGACGCCAGCACCCTGTTCGTGCGCCCGCGGAAGAACCGCAACCGCTTATCGAACAGCAAATCATTGATCGCCCTCCACCCGTTGATCCGATCCATGTTGCACCTGGTCAGATAGAAGCCGGCATCCCGAAAACTATCGGCCGGACTCCAGGCCAACGATGCCTCCCCCGGCGCCCGCTTTATCCACATATCCGACGGCGCCAAGAAAGCGCGCGGGCGCGGATGCCCCACAATGAAGGGGCAACTGTCATACATATTACGGATACCGCGCGCGTGATCGGCGCCCCCCGTCTCGCTCCGGTAATACTCGTCAACGACGTAAATATTATCGTCGTAATCGACGGCCAGAATACCGCACCAAGCAGGATTAGTTTCCCCATAATCCATCGACATGAAAATGGGCCATTCTGGGGGAATGTCGAACGGATCAACCTCGCACTCGTCCTTCCGGAGATGGGCAAAATAACCGCCGACGATTGCATCCCAATCACCATCGAGCCATGCGGCCACCAGCGCCGGATCTCCGACACCGTGAAGGCGCTTTATATAGTTAGGATCGTTCTTGAGGAGGATC